ATTCAGTCAACATTGGTTGGAATGCCCGCTGATTCTAGGGTGTTGAGGTCAGAGTCACTATCTAGTCCTTCGACATAGTCGTTTTCTATGTCGATTGACAAATTGTGAAACACGTGTTCCGGTGGTTCATTGTATTCGTCCCGCAGTTTCTGCGAGCCGTCTAGCTGTGACCACCGCCATAGCGTGTAGAGTCCTAGACCTACGTCGTCTTTCTCACCGTCCGGTCCAAACCGGTCCTTGAGGTAATTCACGTACTGTCGGAACTCTTCTTTCTTCGCCCCAGTGAGTTCAGAACGCCAGCGGTAGTTAATCCGCCCTTCTGATGAGTTAGCACTTAGTGTACGGAACACTAAACGTGCTGCGCTGATGAAGTGGCTTATGTCGCTCCGTTCTGAAGCCTGTTCGGACTGCGTCCGAGTGTATTGCTCCAGTTGGGAGAGAGCTTCCCTAGTTGTAGGGAGCCCCTTCGGGGGACTCGACGTGTGATCCTCATCCCAGATGCTTTTGCTCTGTGATTTTGGTTCACTCTTCTTGTGCCCTCTTTTCCGCTTCGGAACCTTCTTTCGTGCGACTCCCCCCTTTTCAGAGGGTAGTCGCGAAGAGTCCAAATTTGGAATGAAAACACTCTTTTCGTCTCGTCCGAGCAGGTCGCGGACCGCACCATCGAAGATACCTCGCCTCGCCAGTAGTAGCGTAAGATATTGGCTATCTACTAATTTGGCTTGATACTCATTGTCGAGCTGCACGCACTTTGTCGGTTTCATCGGCTTTGCCGACCGCCAGTGCTTGTTAGCTTCTTCAACGACATCTTTGATGCGTGTGGCAATGGTTCCTAAGTTCGCATATCGAATTTTCTGCAGCTTGTTCTTGCTGGGATCTCTCCCATGGAAGCCAAGCAGCCGAGAAGTATACTCCTTCATGACCGTTTCGACGGGCTGGGGAGTTGCATTCGAGTTAAACCGCTCCGGGTATGACTGAATGGTGTTCAGTCCCTTCTTAATCTTCTTACGGAGATAAGGAGGAGCCTTGCTGCAGAGGAAGATGCTGGTGAATTTCTTCTGTAGGTCTTTCTGTCCGAGTAAGACAGAAGCAGCGGCTTTTCGGAAGTTGGCGGGCGCCTCGGCTTTTCCGGGCAGCCCCCAGCCTCCTAGCGAACGAGGGAAGTAGAGTGGAACACCACTGTTTTTCATGGCTTTCCAAACTTTGCGATGGATGTTACGCGCAACAGTAAGGACGGCCTTCTTCCTCCATGGTTCGGTTGCCTGATTATATTCAGTTGTCAGGCACGGACCAAGGGTGAGGAATGCGG